ACTTATGAGTGAACAACAATTTGAGAGGGTCAATCCTCTTTGGGATTCAGGTAACTTTGTATTCATGACAGGTGTTACAGACGAATCTTGCTTACAAGCCATGAACTTCATTGCGTATCACAACATGAAGCAAACTCCTCTTGAGAACTTGACTATCGTTATCAATAGTCCTGGAGGTTCTTTGACTGCGTGTTTCGCTTTGATCGACACAATGCGTACTAGCCGTATCCCAGTAAATACTCTGGTATTAGGACAAGTATGTAGCTGTGGCTTCATCATCACTATGGCTGGTGCTAAGCGTGTTATGTCTGAGAATGCTACAGCAATGTCCCACACTTATAGCTGGGGCGCAGCAGGTAAACACGGTGATCTCGTGAACGTGCGTAAAGCTCAAGACATGACAGATAATCTTATCCGTCGTCACTACAAAAAGTGTACCAAGAAAACTGATGCTTACATCAAGAAGCATTTGTTGCCTGACCTTGGTGACGTTTGGCTGACTCCGGAAGAGTGTCTGAAGCACAATGTTATCGATGAAATAAAAGTTATACCCTAGCAGAAGATAAGAAGTTTCCCTTCATAGGCTTTCCTCAAGAGAGCCTATCTGGGGTATTGCTTCAATATCCGAAACTAAAACTCGACGACTACGACGGAGGTAGCCTATGGCTATCGAAAGGTGTGTAATAAGGGGGTGATCTTTAGTCTACTATAGAGTGGCTACTGAGTCACCAATAGTTTAAATCTTGAGACCTGAGCATGTCTATATAATCATATATGAAAACTGCTCACTCATTTGGAGGAATAATGGAATTAATTTGGGAAGGCTTATTAGGAGAAGTTCTTTCTCTACCAACAGGGATGTACCGATTGTACTGTACTGATATATCAGAAACTAGAGAAAATGCGATGATTGAACTCGCAGACGGTAGAGGAAAAATCCAAAGCCGTATAGGAAGCAACTGTGAAGGTGCTTTAATTATAGATTTCGAAGAAAGTCATTTAGACTTCTTCACAAAAATGGTGAAATAAATGCCTAAGAAAATGACAGATCGTCAGAAGCAAGACGCCCACAACGCACGCAAAGTAGCTCGACGAGCAGCTGAGAAGCGTGGAGCAGTCGCTAAAGGCGACAAGAAAGACGTAGACCATAAGAAACCCCTGAGCAAAGGTGGTTCTGCTAAATTGTCTAACACACGAGTAACTACTGCATCTAAGAATCGCTCAGACGGTGGAAAGATCGGTGGCAAAATGGTCAAGGGGCCAGCAAAGAAAGCTGCAGGCGCTAAAGGGGGTAAAGCTTCTAGTCGCAAAGGTATCCCTAACAAGAAATAGTTTATAGCAGGAGGTGTCCTATGAAAATAGATATGAAAGGTTGGTTGATGTGGGACTTAGAGTGTTCCATGCACTCCGCTGACAAGGTGGAGGGGATGTTTTACAAGCGAGCTAAGGAGTTGCTGTGCATAGCCACGCACGACCTTGGTACAGGCGCTACCGCACTCTACTCAGGAGATACCTTAGAAGATGGCGTTGCTGCTATCTTAGAAGCTCCTCGATTAGTCGGTCACAATATCCGTTCTTTTGATATCCCTGCTCTGGGACATCTGCGCCCTAATATAAATAAACAGCTGCGAGCTATCCCTTTATCGGATACTCGTTGGATGGCACTAAATTCAGACAGGTCTCCCGATGGTTTGTACACTTACGCACAGCTTGACACTTTAGATAAAAAGCTTGGTTTGAGTACAGAATATCCCAACTCTCTGTCAGCTTGGGGAAACCGTTTCAAGTTTCCTAAGATGACCGACTTTGTGGATACGGATTGGGAAACTCAGAAGTATACCCCTTTGTTGGGCAAGTACTGTGAGACTGACGTAGCAGTGAATGTTAAACTGTTCGAACACATATGTAACAAGAAAGGTATTGAATACTAGCCTACACTATTCCTTAAGTGTGGACGCTGGCCGCATAGAGCTTTAACCTGAGTGTAGGCTATTCATAGTAACAGGGGAGAGCACCAGCACTAATTTTTGAGAGGAGTAACACCAAGTCATGCGCAAGACAGATGACAAAATGAAAAGAGTCAGGCCAAGAAAAAGGTTTGACGACGAGTTTGACAGTGATGTAGATCGTAATAAGACTCGCAATAAGCGAAAAACTAGAGAACGTAAACGAGAAGTTTCAAGGATTTAATATGGCAGGCAGACGCTTTAACGGGCACTGGAAGAAAACAGTACGAAAATCAGATAGCAAATGGGAAGAGAAGTTGCGTGTAGGGTGCTTAAAAGATACAGAACACCACCCTGACACTATTCCTTATGTTATTGAGAGAAAGTATCACCCAGACTTTAAGACACAGATAGGTGACACTACAATACTCATCGAAGCTAAGGGTTTCTTTGCCGAGACAAATGAAGCTACAAAATACAAACATGTGAGAGATCACTTACCTGAAGGACATGAGCTGATCTTTTTATTCATGCGTCCTACTACTCCTATGCCTCGGGCAAAAGTGAAGAAAGACGGGACTAAGACTACAATGGCTGATTGGGCTGATCGAAACAATTTTCGCTGGTTCAGTGAAGATACTATTAATGAACTCTGGGAATCCTAAATAATGAAGTTCGACAAACAAGCAATGATAACAGCCTTCCTTCAGGAAATGGAAGAGTTAAACGCAGAAAAAGCTCCACCTTCTCGTACTGAGATTGAACTGCAGTTCTCTAAGCTTCTGCAAGTGAATGTAAAGAGAGGCCACTATGAGCAACAGTACTGTGACGAGTTATCTAACACAATGCTCACTTTATCTGACGAAGAGATATTTGCTATGTATGAAGTCATGATAGAAAGATTCCCATTTTTGGAGGTATAACATGATTATGGATAGATTCGGTGGATTTTTTGGTCTACTAACTCTAATTTTTATAACACTTAAACTGACTGCGGTTCTGAGCTGGTCTTGGTGGTGGGTTCTTGCCCCTATCTGGATCCCTTTGCTCCTCACTTCAATAGGAGTGGTAGTGGCTACAGCTGTAGTTACTCGAAAGAACAAGCAATACGAGAAAGATCAAGAGATCATGAAAGATCAAAAGGAACAGAACATTCTGCAAGGTTTTGAAGACGATATGCGCCACTAGATGTCAAAACCCTGTATTATGATATAACTTAACCACAATTCACGGAGGTCATTATGAGAAGAATTGTATGCGATATAGAGACTAACGGTTTGCTCGATGAGCTGAATCGTATCTGGATAGCCGTGACGCACGATCTCGACACAGATGAGGTTAAGATATTCTCCGAACATACAGATGAAGCTACTGGCGATATCGATGATTTCGTAGAGTACCTTGCTGGAAGCGATACTGTCATCGGTCACAACTTCATTGGTTTTGACATACCTGCTATCCGAAAGGTTACTGGTTTCCATTTCCAAGGTGAGATCGTTGACACTTTGGTGTTGTCCAAGCTGTTACACTTTACACGCTACCGTCCTAAAGGGTACTTATCTGGACATTCTTTAGGAGCTTGGGGCGCTAAGATGGGCATAAAGAAACCTGACCAAGAGCAGTGGACACGTTGGGAAGATAACATGGTCACTCGTTGCGTGGAAGATGTTCGCATAAACGTAGAAGTGTACCACAAGCTGATGCTTGAACGAGACCAACAAGCTGGCATTGATCAGGCTATAAAAGTTGAACACGAGACTTCTAAGATTTGTGCTGAAATGACGTACAACGGCTGGTTGGTCGATATGGAAAAGCTAGAAGACAACATAAGCTACCTAGACGAAGAGATAGAGAGATTGCGCATATCTGTGGAGCCACTCATCCCTAAGGTTTGTGTCCCCAAGGATCCTAAGTGTACTTGGGAGCAAGCTAACAAGCTTTTGAATGGGGTTTGGAAGAAAGTTCCTGCAACTAAAACTAATGCTGCAGGCTTACCGATCAAACCAACTCGAGAGCCTCGTCACCCTAAAGTTCTGAAGTCAGGCAAGTACGACAAGTGGACAGCCCTGTGGTTTGGGATTTCCCAGACAGATGCTATGCATTCTAAAACAATTGCTGGCCCCCATAGTCGTATTAGCTTCGAACCTGTTAGGTTGTCGCAGCATGCGCTTATCAAGTCTTTCTTGTTTACACAAGGTTGGGTTCCTACCCTATGGAACCACAAGAAGTGTCCAGACACTGGCAAGGTTCTTCGGGATGACAATAATCAACCTGTTAAGTCTAGCCCAAAGCTGACTGAAGATAGCTATGCGAGCATTAAAGGTGAGATTGGTAAGAATATCGGTCGTCACGCTACGCTAGTTCATCGTCGTCAGACTCTTGCTAACCCTAAAGACCCAAGCAAAGGTTGGTTAAACAATCTTGGTGAAGACGGTCGCTTACGTTGTGACTTCGATACTCTCGGAGCTGCCACTGGGCGAATGGCCCACAAGAAGCTAACTAATGTACCAGGAACACGTTCTGTGTTTGGCAAAGAAATGCGTCAGTGTTTTATTGCCCCCAAAGGTAGGTTGCTGATTGGAGCAGATGCCGCAGGTTGTCAGTTGCGACTATTAGCTGGTTTGATGGGAGATGAAAGCTACATCCGTACTGTTGTAGACGGTATAGAAGAAAGCGATAATCCTGATGCTAACTCGGAGGTAGACATCTATGTGGGAAGTGACGTTCATACTATCAATGGTTTGTCTACTGGTCTTATTGCCCAGAGCGACCATGAGTGGTTACTTAAAAATGATCATAGCAGTCCTGATTGGCACACTATCCGTGACCGTGTTACTGGTGCACGTGGTCGAGCCAAAAACTTTATCTACGGCCTATTATTCGGTGCTGGAGATGCTAAGATCGGACTTCTAGTAGACGGAACTGCTAAGGATGGCAAGCGACTGAAGGACAACTTCTTTGCGAGCTGGCCTAAGCTGAAAAGCATGGTGGAAGCTCTTCTTGAAGAGTGGAGATCGAACAAAGAAAAGTCCAAAGAAGGGTGGATCACAGGTGTTGATGGTCGGCGCATATACGTAGAATCTGAACACAAATGTCTTAACTATAAACTTCAAGGTGATGAAGCAATCTTCATGAAGTATACCCTAGTCAAGGCAGACCGTCTTATCAAGAAAAACCGAATCGACTCTAAGTGGTTACTAATATACCATGACGAGATCGAATCAGAGGCTTCCCCTAGGGATGAGAAGAAAGTGACTAAAGTATTCTCACACTGTTTCGCCAAAGTTGGTGAAGAGTTAGAGATAGCTTGTCCTATGTCTTCAAGTCCTAAGACTGGCCTTAATTGGTACGACATACACTAATTTATATATATTTAACTGAAGGAGAATATACTATGCCATTACTAAAAAATGTTGAAGCCCATTGGGCAAAAGTTGGTACTCGTCCTGAGAAGAAGTACCGTAGCGACCAGACCCAATGGTCTATCAACGCAGTTTGTGACCCTAAAGTTGCAAAGGCTTGGAAGAACAAAGGTTATGCACAGAAAGTCCGCACTATGGACATCAAGGGTGACGAAGTTCCATACATCTTACTTACCAAGCCGACTCACCGTCGTTCTGGTGAAGCCAACCAAGGCATCAAGGTGTTTGATAAGTTCGGCAACGAGTTGGATGCAGACACTATCGGTAACGGTAGTAAAGTGAATATCCAATACCGCACTTATGATTGGGAATTCCAAGGTGACAAGGGTACTAAAGCTGAGTTAGTGGCTATCCAAGTGGTTGAGCTAGTTGAGTATAAGTCTGGTGGCAATGTCAGCGAGTTCGACTTTGCTGAAGCACCTGCTACTGAAGACGCACCTTGGGTCGACGATTCAGATGATGACGATTTGGATTTAGACGACTTCGAATAAATTAAGGAGGTATTGTATGTTTAGAGATAGAGTGGCATTGATTGATGCTGATGTACTAGTTTACAGAATAGGTTTTGCTGGCCAAGACAACGTCCATTCTGTCCTAGACGACAATGGAGAAGTCCTAGAGAAGTTTGAAAACAAGACAGAAGCTAACGACTTTGTGGAACTATTAGCTCTGCAAGGTTGTATGCAGCCTCGTCTAGAGACTCATATTACTCCTAAGAGTGAAGCAGATGTAGAGAGCATGCTTGATGTTGCAATAAATAATATTGTACAACAATCAGGTGCGTCCAGCTATGTCTGCTATCTTTCTGGCTCTACCAACTTCCGGCTCACGTCTGCCAAGTACCAAGAGTATAAAGCAAACCGTAAGGACTCAGTTAAGCCGATTCACTACCAGTTCATTAGAGATTGCATCACAGAGAACCATCCGGTTGTAGTTTCAGAGAACTGTGAGGCTGACGATCTGCTAGCTATCGAGCTATATAAAGGCTTCAAGACAGCTGCAGAAAGTGGTGAGCAATTAGACTGTGAGGTTATCCTGTGCACTATAGACAAAGATCTGCGTAATGTCCCAGGATGGCATTACAACATCCACCATCGAGATGTCGACTGGGTGTATCCTGTTGATGCAGACAGACACTTTGCACTGCAGCTTTTAACAGGGGATCGTGTAGACAATATCCCAGGAATTTCTTTTTATTCAGATGGCAAAAAGAAAGTCGGGCCAGCTACAGCCAAGAAACTGCTTGGAGATGCTGTCACAAAGTCAGAACTTTATGACGCTGTTTGTAGTGCTTACGAAGAGTTCGCTGGAGATGACTGGTACGACAAACTGAATAACTCAGGACTATTGCTTTGGATGCAAAGATCTCCTGAGCAACAATTTGACATCAAACACTGGAAAGGAGAACTCTATGATTAATTCCGACACATTCACATTTACTCAATACGAGTCAGTAGCTAAAACAACTGCCACTTATGAGAGTGCTGATTACCTACCTCTTGGTTTATCTGAAGAGGTGGGGGAGCTGATCCACGAATTCGCTAGATGCAAGCGCAAGGGTGTGGAGATGGACGTACCAGCATTGATCTCAGAAGTGGGAGATGTTATCTGGGTACTGAGTCAGATAGCTAGAGAGTATGATTTCACACTCTCTCAAGCTGCCCGAAGCAATCTGGGAAAACTCCAAGAAAGAAATGAAAAGGGTGCGATTCACGACAAAACGAATCGATAGACAATAACTGCTATAGCACCAGAGAGGCCATATGAAAAATCTAATATCTAAACTATTCAGACCTGCAGAACCTAAAAACGTACCGCCTGCTCTGAATAAATTACCTAGAAGCAACCAGTGGAAGGCAATATCGCAGGACATAATAACAATTGCTACTGTTGTGTTCTTTGCCACTACTATCCAGTGTTGGTATGTTGTGAACTTCCAAGATGGAGAAGGACACCAACATTTCGACCACAACCTACCAGTTCCAAAAGCTGCAGAAGTAGAACCTACTGCAGTGGTTAAACATACACTGTCTTGTGACGTGTTGAAAGATATCTACGACAAGGCTTACCTAGAACAGCTGGGTAAGGTTGACGATATTGACTTCCTTGCTATAGACAAATCTTTTTATGAGACTTATGGAGAATGCTTATAATGAATCAATTTATGAATGGAAATAACTAACAATGAAAACATTACCTACAGATTATCAAGCGATGATCCACTTGTCCCGTTACGCTCGATGGAATCCTGCAGAGTCTCGTCGAGAGACTTGGGAAGAAACTGTCAGCCGACTGTTCGACTTCTATGACAAGAATTTAGGGCATAGCTACCCAAGAGCCAAGCTAGAAAAGGCAGTATTAAACTTAGAGATCATGCCGTCTATGCGTTCTCTTATGGCTGCTGGCCCTGCTTTAGAACAAAATAACATTGCTGCGTACAATTGTGCGTATACAGCAGTTGACCATCCTCGTGTATTTGACGAAACCCTACTTATTCTTATGAATGGGACAGGTGTCGGATTCAGTGTGGAGCGTCAATCGATACAGAGACTGCCAGTGGTGCCAGAAGAGTTAGAAGAAGACCCTTCTGTCATCGTCGTTAAAGATAGTAAGAAAGGATGGCAAGATGCTTTTAGACTTCTCATTGCAGCACTATTTAGTGGGCTTGTTCCTAGTTGGGACACTCATCTTGTTAGGCCAGCTGGAGAAAAATTACAGACGTTCGGTGGCAGAGCGTCGGGGCCAGAACCCCTAGAAGATTTGTTCCGATTCACAGTCAGGACATTCCGAGCCGCACAAGGTAGACATTTAAACAGCTTAGAAGTACACGATTTGATGTGTAAAATTGGTGAGATTGTAGTGGTAGGCGGTGTTCGTCGATCTGCAATGATTTCCCTATCTAACTTATCTGATCCCCGTATGCGTGACGCTAAGTCAGGTCAATGGTGGATGACAGAACCACAACGAGCTTTAGCCAATAACAGTGCTGCATATACAGAGAAACCCGATATCGGTATCTTTATGGGCGAGTGGAAGTCTCTTTACGACAGTAAGTCTGGAGAGCGTGGGATTTTCAGCAGGGAAGCTGCACAAAAGTTAGTTGCAAGTCTGGAGACAGACCGTGACCCATATCATGACTTCGGTTGTAACCCATGTAGTGAGATCATTTTACGATCTGCTCAGTTCTGTAACCTATCAGAGGTTATTGTTCGAGCTGATGACACGCTAGAAGATCTTGCTCGTAAGACAGAGCTAGCAACTATTTTAGGAACCATGCAGTCGTCATTGACAGACTTCAAAGGCCTACGTGCACGTTGGAAGCAGAACACTGAAGAAGAGCGTTTATTAGGGGTTAGCATGACGGGAATTATGGACAACACTCTCACCAATGGTGCGGATGAGTCTCTTGAAGACCGACTTAGAGAGCTGCGTGCTATCACTGTGAAGACTAATGTTAAGTGGGCTAAGAAGTTTGAGATTCAAGTATCCAAAGCTATCACTTGTGTTAAGCCTTCAGGTACTGTATCTCAGCTTACGGATGCTGCTTCAGGTATCCATGCACGACATAATCCGTACTACATCAGAACTGTCAGAGGTGACAACAAGGATCCTCTAACCGAGTTTATGATCAGTAAGAACATCCCAGCAGAAGCTGACGTAATGAAGCCAGACCACACTACTGTGTTTAGCTTTCCTATGAAGTCTCCTAAAGGGTCTATCTGTCGCACAGATGTTACCGCTATTGAACACTTAGAATTATGGAAGACCTACCAACTAGCTTGGTGTCACCACAAACCGTCTATCACTATCTCTGTAAAAGAGCATGAGTGGATGGCTGTAGGCGCTTGGGTTTATGATAACTTTGACTATATGTCAGGCGTATCTTTCCTACCGTATAGCGAACACAGTTACCAACAAGCTCCGTATCAGGATTGTGAAAAGGAAGACTACGAACAGTTGTTAGCAACTATGCCTAAAGATATCAATTGGGTAGAGCTTGCAATGCTAGAAATAGAAGATAACACAACAGGATCTCAAGAGTTTGCATGTGCAGGCGGTGCTTGTGAGATAACTGATATTGGAGGTGTTTAAATGGATAGTTCCAGTGAACGAGCTATGGGTTCTGCCTGTGGTAAAGCCGTGGCTGACCTAGTTATAGATTGGACAGACAAGGGTGCAGACCCTATAGATGTACTTGAGTGTGTCGCGTTGTCAATTGGCAGTATCCTAGTTAACAGTCAAGTCTTAGACTTAGAGACTGGACAAGCTCGGGATATGACTGCTAAAGAAGCAGGAGACGTTGCAGCTGAATTCGTTGAAGACGGATTCAAGATGACTCGAATGATTATGTTGGAGGAGGGGGTAGACCCTCCAAATAAGTAACACCTTGGCCCTGCCCTAGTGGCATCGTCAGGTTGGAACCAGAGATGTTTAATTCTCTGAGGGGCATGTTTAATTGCCTCTAAATACCCGACGTTACCTGAGTAAGTATAAAAACTGCTCATCTTCAAAACCCTGTATTATGATACAACACGAATCACATTAGTTTGCCATTAGCTTTATTTGCGGCGATTAACGCCGTAAAAACAATATGTGTAAACTAACATAATCAAAACCACCTAGAAGGAGAACTTATCATGCGAGATTATAAACAAGTGACAGTAGGGCAAGAAGCTCCTGTCTGGATGGGAACTACTACCTCTGAAGAGGAGTACGAGCAAGAATGTTGGCGTGGTGCTGCATTACCTTGCGCACAAGAAGTAATGAAGCAAGACATGTTACGAAAGACTGATAACCCTCAATTGAGTGTGCATACCACTTTTGATTTTGAAGACCTACTCGAAACAGGTAACGACTCGTTTGATAAGCAATTCAAAACTGGCCCTAGTCTAGCGGATATTCAAGATATGAAGAAGCCAACCGATAGCGGACAAGACAGTATCAACCCGTCACACTACAATGACATTCCTAAAGAACAACAGCACCACCGTGTTGTAACTGCTCACGGACTAGACTGGTATTGTGCTTGTGCGTTGAAGTACTTGATGCGTGCTGGTAAGAAGTCTAGCACAGGCATGACTAAGCGTGAAAAAGAGATCGATGATCTGAAGAAAGCACGCCAGTATATCGATATGAAATTGAAAGAAATGGAGGAGGGTCGACTATGACAACCATCATCAAGGGACAGAGTTTGAACCAGTTGTTTGCTAATGCAGCTGTAGAGCTTTCCGACAATGGAAAGCGTAACAGTTCTCGTAACGGAGAAGTTACTTATCTGAATAACGCAGTGTTCGAATTGTCTAACCCTGCTGCACGACACCTTTACCTTGAAGGTCGTAAGAACAATATCTTCGCAGTTATTGCAGAACTGTTCTGGATTATGTCAGGCAGTGATAGGATCAATCCTTTCTTGGAGTTCTATCTGCCTCGTGCAAAAGATTTTAGTGATGATGGTGAAACATGGAGAGGCGGCTATGGCCCCCGTATCTATGCTTACGACCAACTAGACCAAGCTATCCAAGTCTTCCACAGAGAGGGGCTGGATACCCGTCGCAGTGTTATCGACATCTACCAGTCTGAACTGGACAGTCCTGTTCATTTTGAAAGCACTAAAGATGTACCTTGTAACAATCTGGTACATTTCTATGTAGACGATGGCAAGATGTGCATGAACGTATTTAGTCGCAGTGCAGACCTCGTATGGGGCGTTACTAACGTCAATATACCTGAGTGGACATTCCTTCAAGAATACGTTGCACAAGCGGTAGGCGTACCTGTAGGCAGTTATACCCACTGGTGTAGCAACCTGCACGTGTACGACTTTACCAGCTCGCAAGTAGAAAGTGTCATGGATACACCACACCCTAAAGCATCCTTGGAACCAAGTGAATACAAACCTTGTGTGTTCCCTGAAGAGTCTTGTCGTGACTTCTTTATTGACCTGCTCGATTTCTATGAAGATATCATTGCGGAAAGGTCAGGAGAGAAGCTGTGCGAGATTTTTAGTGATTACGGTGTGCCTTTTGTTAACAACCAGTTGTGGGACTATGCTATGGTTTTAGCTAGATTCACCCAGAACAAAGTCGACAAGAGAGAGACTCCATTCTTAAACACTGGGCTTTCTCCAGACTTCTACGCAGCTGTCATGGGTAGCCAGTTCCGAAACTTTCCTATAGCGTCGTTTCAAAACAATGCATTAAGTATGATACAATACTAATCCTAAAGGAGGACTTATGCGCAAGATACGCAAAGGCAATACAGATTCCTACGCAGACCAGATGTGGAGGGAGAACTTGCGGTTGCCCTTCTATGTTGTTGGTACAGCTTTCGTTGCTGTAGTCCTTCTCGGATTAGAACCTTGTTTGTAATACTATTCCCTCCCCATAGCTCAATTGGATAGAGCAATGCCCTTCTAAGGCATCGGTTTCAGGTTCGAGTCCTGATGAGGAGGCCAAACACTGCGGGTATCGTATAAAGGCTATTACCTTGGGTTTCCAACCCAATGATGAGAGTTCGATTCTCTCTATCCGCTCCACTATAATAACACTCTGGTTGCAGGAGGCTCTTAACAAAGTCTCTTGTGACCAATTATATTTTATCTAGGTACTTTAATGAGCAATAAAGATTTACAAGGCAGAATATTAAAATTAGAAGATACGATACAACAACTGCACGACCTGAGCGAACGGCTTAGGAAAGATGCAGAAGAAGCAGACCGCAGAGTAGATGTCATGAGAGACAAACTCAAGAAAGCGGGACTATATCTTTAGAGACTTGGGTCTCCTAAGATAATAAAATAGGAGACTAATTATGAAAACAGTAATGATCGATGTTGACTTGACCTTAGTGGATACTTTGAGTCCTTGGTTGCGCTGGTTTAAAGCACGAACAGGTATTGAATTAGAAGCTAACACTTATGAGTTAAGTACCCAGATGGCCAAGTATATGATCCACGAATGTCCAATGTCTTATTGGAGAGAGAAAGGAGTATACGAGGGTTTAATACCGTACCCTGCTTCAACATACACTGTACGCAAGTTGGTAGATAGTGGATTCAGAGTGGTATTTGTCACTTGGTCTCCTTATCCAGACCAAATCGCACCGAAAGAACAGTGGTTGACTAAGCACTACGGAAACGATATCCCCGTTATCCACACAGAACACAAACACTTGATTGACGCAGATATTATGATAGACGATAACCCGAAAATGTTGTCTGAGTTCTTAGCAGCCAAATCAGGTCGTGTTGCTCTTAAGTACGATACAAGACTAAACCAAAACTGGAGTGCCCCATATGGACAGAAGTCCCTCACCATAAGAAGCTGGGATTCCGTCCAAGAGTACTTTACTAATTACCAAGGAGTGCAATTTAAATGAGTTACATTTCTCTATCAGGCAACATTGCTGTAGGCAAGTCTACTGTACTTGCTGGTCTCGAAGAAAAAGGATACAAAACTGTATATGAAAACCTTGGGCCAGAGTTCCTGAGTCTTCTTGCAGACTATAACGAAGATCCTATGACTGCGATAGACCTACAGAACTATATAAACGAGTACCGTTTCAACGACAGTAAGCGTTCTAGCTTAATTGAAGATGACCTGTTCATTCATGAACGGTCTATGATCGACGACATGATCTTCACCACTCACATGATGGGTCGTGGAGAGATCACAGAGTTGGCTTGGGTTAAGTTTTTAGAAGAAGCTCACCGTCGTTTGGACATCTGTCCTCCGAAAAAGGTCATATACTTGTACGCAGACCCTGAAACTACTTACAGTCGAATGGCTGCACGTGGTCGTCCAGAAGAAAGCAATCAAACCTTGATGTCTCTCGCAGAACTCGAACAGACTCACCAGCTCCTGCTGCCTATGATCTGTGAAGAAATTGGTGCAGAGTTAATTGAGGTAGACTGGACAAACTTCGGAGATATAAACGACATCATCAAAGTTCTTTAACCAAACCTTAGGAGGTACGATTTATGTTCACTTTACCTATCAAAATGATTATTGAGATGGAAGACGAGTATGTAGCATTGGGGTACCGCCATGGTCTGGACGAGAACAAGAGAACAGGCTGGTGTCACGACACTGAGCCATTTATCTATACAAAGGATGAAATAGAGTTCCTGCAATCCATGGACAAGTTGTCTTCTTGGAAGTGCAGCGCCTCTTACATTTGGAAGGAGAAAAAAGTTCGTGGAAAAGGTTAATAGCATCAAGTTGATAAAAGACCCAGTTTGTCCTTACTGTAACGAAACAGTGGACTATCTGCCTCACGGTTGCAGTAAGGAGATCTGGGGATCTAAGTAATAGGAGGACTTATGAGTTACATGATTTGTCCCAGATGTCGGAAGATAGTACATGAAAGTGACTTCGTTCATAGAGGTTGTCCGTACTGTCACAACCAACATCCTGAGACAGACGGTCGAAAGGTCGTAGAACGGCTACTAAAAGCCTACATTAGAAATCTTTAGAAGGAGCTTATATTATATGCGGGACAGCATTAGGCAAGATTTAGAGCTACTGTCTCTAGTATCTTTGATGTTCATGGTTGGATTGGTTCCTCAGTTTGTATACGACTGGATGTTATTCCTGTCAGTGTTCATATACATGATCCTATCTTACAAAGTGTACATCACAGAGGAGGCAACTGGTCACCACAAGTTTGGAGAGGGAGACTCCTACGTGTGCCGAAAAAGTGGGGAACGACTTCCTTTGAATGAGGAGAATTGGAATGCTGACGGTCAAGAGTACAACATGGGGCCATTTGCTTTTGGATTCATGGAGTTCACTAATAGCTATCGAGTCCCTGCTTGGGCTAAATATGTCAGCATCAAGATCAGTGTGCAAAACTTCTTTGCTGTAGGTATAGACCTAGGTCTCGTAAGAGGCTATAGAGCTTACTACGACGAAGGCCAAATGAAGTCAGGTATTCCTGTGGGTCGAACCTATTTGTTCTTTATGGCTCCAGCTATTCGTTGGAGTGCTGCTCACAGACAAGACCACTTCATAAATATTAGACAATTCGGTTCTGCCACAGTTACGACTCAGGGCAGGATCGAGAGATAAACTTAAACAATAGGAGGTTTTATGACGAAATTAAGCCAAGTAATATTAGCCGTGTTTGCAGTCGGCTTCTCATCAAGCGTCCTTTCTGACCAGTGGGGGCCATCAAGCAACATTCAGAATTCCTCCGACATAGTTCGGACTGCTGATGGTGCTTCTTGCGAACAATCTCTGAGTACTGGGAAACACGCAGAAGTGGGTTCGTTTAAAGTAGGCAACTCTTCTGGTGTTTACGTTAGGATGGTCTTTCAGTTGGGCAAGAAAAAGTCCAAAATTGACTGTTCTCGCATGTATAACCTAGAAGTTCAACGCATAAAGCTGGAACTCGACGAATTGCGAGCTAAAATCAAGGAACTTGAGCAAGGTGATACACAAACAATAGGATCTGATTGGGAGTAATACCATGAATAAGAAGCAACGTAAAATGTTAGACAAAAGCATTGAGTTCGCAAAGCGTATCGGATTAGCACCAGCTAACAAGATGACACCGACTCAGTTGGCTAAAGAAGCCAAGACTATCTCTGGTGTAAAGACTACAGTATTGACCGAAAAGGATATGGCCAAACTTGGGATGGGGCTGCTCTTAGGAGTATCTCAAGGTTCTGATGAAGAAGCTAAGTTCATCGTTTGTGAGTACAACGGCACTGGTTGCGCTAAGTCTCCACCGACAGTACTGATCGGCAAGGGATTAACTTTCGATATGGGCGGCAACTCTATCAAGCCAGCAACCAACCTTCACCAAATGAAGTTTGATATGTTAGGCGGTGGAGCAGTATTGGCCACAGTACAAGCAGCAGCAGAGATGAAGCTGCCTCTGAACATTGTTGGTATTGTTCCTGCATCAGAGAACCTGATTAACGGTAAGGCTACAAAACCTGGAGATGTTCACACGAGTATGTCAGGTCTTACTGTAGACGTTCGAAATACTGATGCAGAGGGTCGTTTGATTCTAGCTGATGCTTTGACTTACGCTCAAGATATCTACCCTGACGCGAAGTCTATTACGACTGTCGCTACTCTTACTGGTGCCCAGCTTTATGCTACAGGCACAACACACTCTGCTCTGCTCGGCAACGACCAAGACTTGATCGACGAGATCAAAGCTGCAGGGGATGAGTCAGGAGATCTTGCATGGCAGTTGCCATTCGTACAAGAACACTCTGACGAGATGAAAGGCCAAGAAGGTGTTAGTGATCTGAAGAATGTAGAGACTAACCGTGGTCCAGGAACTATCACAGCGTTTGCTTTCTTAGAAGCATTTGTTGATGAGGATGTCCCATTCGCCCACTTAGACGTTGCTTCAACAGCTTCCAAAGGTGATGAAGTGACAGGTCGTCCAATATCACTACTGGTTCAGTTCCTACTTAATCGTACTTTATAGGAGACACATTATGATTGATAAACATTGTGGTACATGTACTAACAACGTTGGTACAACAGAAGTTATTGGACAGGCAGGTAATATCATTTGTGAAGAGTTCAGCAAGACTCTGCCGAACAGCTCGGTCAATCCAGCTCTGAGTGCCAAGTGCGCTTACTGGACTGACAAGTGTGGCGGTTGCAGTGGTAAAGAAGGCTCTCGGTCATGAGCTGTGAGAATTGTGGAGGCAGTATGGTAGGCGATGGGTACAGCGTTGTATTACATTGTGAGTACACAGACCCTGATGGCATGGAGGCCGATGCTGGCCCCATCTACTGCGAAGATTAAAACACTGTATTATGAAATAAACACTAAAGAGGTACATTCAATGAGTAATATACTACTATCAGATAACGACATACCTTCAGAGGTATGCCAAGCACTCAGAGTATTAGACAAACACTTAGTGAATGTAAATCGAGTAGAAGTCATAGATGCTCGAGGACGGTCTTACGTTAACTTAAACGTAGTCGCTCTCGGCATCGGACTTCAAGACGGAATGGATACAGTCAAACTGTTCCTTGAAGAGGAGTAATTTATATGATAGCTTTAGAACAGTCGGCTTTATTCACTTTAATTGATCAGTATGAAAAACTGTGCAAAGAACATCTTAAGAATGGAGGCAACTCTACCTTAGAGGACTTGCTGGCATTTCAAAGAGTGTTGCAGTTTTATACTGATGGTCAATTTTTAGGAACACCAGAAGATGATTATTAAGTTTAAGATGTGGTTTATGCGTACCCAGTTATACAACTGGTTATTGAAGCACGTAATACCTTATATCAGGTTCAGCACTTACTACACTTCTATGCGAGGATGGAAGTATCATCACGTCTACGACAACATACGAGCAGGCGACATTATCCTAACCACGGACAAGAAGAAACTAACCACGTTTCTGATCGGTGGAGAGTTCAGTCACGCTGCTGTTTGCGTCAGTAAGGATAAAGTCTGGGAAGTGTCAGAAATGACCCACTCAGACTATACGAAGAGTACTGTAGCAGACTTGTGCTTTGAAGCGACAAGAGTTGTAGTTCTACGCTGTGAGGATTTCTCTCAAGGGTACACTATGAGTTTCGTCGACAAGGTGAAGAGCTTTGAAGGAGTGCCTTACGATAACTTATTCGAACTTGGGGTAGAAGCCTTGTCATGTTCAGAGTTGGTTTATGAAGCAGACTACAAACGACTTTTAGACGTATCTCTTGAAGACGTCATAGGAATAGGACAATTATACATCAGCCCAACCGGATTAGCTAACGCTAAAAACTGCCGAGTTGTTGTAGATACAGATCTATTATAAATAACTATAGGAGAATTCTTATGAACGATTTACCGATATTCGATATCACATTTACTTGTATAGCAATTCTCCTATTTATATTTGGAAAATCTATGGGGTTAGCGTAATGTGTGGTGTTGTGGGAGTATCTCTCACCAACGTCAACTCTGCAGACATCGCTCTCGTACAGCGTGTGATGAAAGAGACACAAATACGAGGCATGCATGCTTCCGGAGTAGCTTATCACAATGGGAACAATCTCACAAGAATCGCTACATCTGACCCTATCACACAGCTAGTTGAGAATTTAGACTGGAGAGAACTAACAGCAAGTGGCAATCTAAACTTGATTGCACATGCTCGCTACAGTACATCCGATTTAGAGTTCCACCAGCCTCTAGGAAACAATGACTTGTTTATTTCTCACAACGGAGTTATAACACAGGAATCGCCAGATAAATGGGAGGATATTTATGGTCACGTTTACAATACTCGTAACGATTCGGAGATACTTCTCAACAAGATCAGATCGGGAACTGAAGAAAGTGAAATTAGTTCTGACCTTGTGGGGGCTAGCATTGCTGTCGTTACAAT